CAGGAGATAGTGGTAGGTTTTACGTTTTTCAACAGACGGGCGGCTATGGTGGCTGAAAGGGAGTAATTCGTGTTGGAGAAAGAATGGTTGAACTCAGGGTGCACCGGACCAATGGTATAAATCAGCGCACCCGTCCCTCTGCCCGTAACTTCAAAAGCAGAAGGAACATTTACTTCCAGCCGCCGCAGCTCCGTCGTCCGTCAACAACCTATGGACACATTTAAATCGGTCACCAAATAGGCGACCATAGATATCGGCATCCTAGGTTTGTAAGGCAACAAATTTGCTGCCCTGTAACCGGCATTTTTAAGTGGATTAATGTTGATAGTTTGCTGCCGGTGGTCAGCGCGATACATGTTCAACCAACTATACATACGTAACCAGAATTGTATATAGTTGATTTGCTTGGCAACTTTCCTAATAACCATGGTGTAAACGTTCAAATTTGTGCATTTGATGGCTAATGAAAGTAAACATGTAATTGGAGTGTCTATCAGCCAATGACTGAGACCGATTCCCCCGGTTAATCCACAAACCGCGGGGTATAAGTCTTTAGTTAGCTTATACCATGAAGAGACGTTAAAATAACCTACCGTTTCACGGTAGTAGGAACCGACAACGTCTAAAACAGTAAAGCCAATTTGCTCAATGACGGTTGTTACAAGAAAATACTCGAAAAGTTTATTCGACGTGGAAGTTATAGTGCAAATCTCGTACGCCATAGAAAATGCAGCGAGTTTGTCAGTGCTAGTACTACCGTCCTTAGTGAGGAAATAGTAAAGCCGACAAAATTTGTCTATGGTAAGTTCGTCGCTGCGCATTATGATTGCGTACATATATAACACTACGCTAGAAATTTTCCTGTAATCCTGGTTCTCTGCCATTCTTTTGTATTCCAAATACACTATTTCATTTTCTGAATGACCGCCCTTGAGTATTTTGGATGATGAAGCGTGGAGCTCGATTATCAAGGCGTCGGTGAAAGAATGTACAAAGTCTGTTTTACCAGTGCGTACGTATTGAATCCATTTAGATTGTGTCAATAAGTTTTTAATTTGAGTGGCATAGACACAATCATCGGGAGGAGAACTGATGAGTTTTGCGAAGAGAGGGGTACAAAATTCAGCGCTTGGAAGTTCTATGTTGAATTGACTTCGCTCAAGACGATCGGTTTTGTTGATCGATAAAGTTTTATACGCTG